AGCATTGAGATACCAGAAGCTGTACGTCCTACACCTGACACACCTGTCTGACCGTGTGCGAAAGAAGGAAAGCCTGTGCTCTCATCAGCAAGTACTCTGGCCTTGTCAAAAAGTTGTAGGTTCTCGTTTGATACGTTGGGAAACTTAGTGCCGAAGATGGCTTGTCCTGGTGCGCCCCCTTGTCTTCTAAAGACTTTTCCTGGGTATACTGATAGATCTTGACCTGGCACTAAGTTGGTCTCATCAACCTCAATTATTAGGTTACCTGATAGAGCAGCATTATCCACCGCCATACGCATGAAGCCGTTCATAAGGGTCTGCGTGTCATCCATATTCTCAGCTATACCTACACCAAACAAGCTGTAAGGGTTTACCTCATAAGGAACTGAGTAGTAAGGTATATAAGAAGGCGTAAAAGGATTTAGAACAAGACGTAGAACCTGACCATTACAGGTCCAAATATTTACAGATACTTGATCATACTCTTCTAATTCTTCAGGGACATCTACCTTCTGATCTTTAAGAAGATCTACGTCTACGTTACCCCAGAACTCAAGTACTTGATAGCGTTCTGCCTTAGACTCATTAGCTTCGTCCTCCATGATCTGTTCCCACCACTCTTTAGTGTAGGACTCACCCATAGATACAGCTGCATCAATAGCATTTTCACGAAAGAAGGGACGTTTCTTTAGTGCACGTAGTTGTGTTCGAGACATCTTGTGACGCTCCACAACATACTCTGCATCATCCATGTTGATAGCGTCAGGGTCTGGATAGAAATTCCAAGTAGATACAGAAGAACACTTAGGTACAGTTTTTATTACGGGTTCGTAGTCGCCTTCTTCAGACCAGTTAGGATATTCTTTATCTACCGCAAATGGACCCTTCATGATACCTGTGCCAAGTAATGCACACTCGAAGGCTGTTGTACGTAGTTCTTTACGTGCGTTAGACTCTTCTAGCTGGTCATGTATTTTCTTTTCCATCTTCTTAGCTGCGACCATAGCAGGATGGAAAGTAACTTGGGTGGGTGTAGATCCTTCACCTTCTTTAATTTTATCACCTAGGGGCTCAAGTTTATTTCTTAAGCCAGCAAGACGTTCTTGAAACTCAGGAAATGTTTCACCTGGATTTAACTTAGGTATATCTACTTGCTCACCAGATTCCATCTTCTTGATGTTGTCGTCTGTTTCAATGTGGACAGCTTCAACTACACCATCAGGAAGTACAGTAGGGTTAATACTAATTGGAAACTTGTTAGCACCAAAGAGAACTTCTACTATCTGACCATATGCAGCAAGAACTTTTGTCTTAGTTACTTTAACAAATACTTTAGACTTCTCAGTTGAAGTAAAGCTAACGTCTGGTCCGTATATACCTCTGTAGTTTCTGTAAGCTTTAATCCAACGCTGCTCTTCAGTATACCTAGCTTCCTCTGCTTTATAAAAACGTTGTTGAACATACTGTACTATAGACCCAACGGGTTCGTCTGTACCAAGACCCTCTTCAGAATCTTCAATGAAAGACACTTCAGCATCATCCATACTTACTTCTTCATTCAAGATTTCATTTTCTTCCATAGTAGATCCTTAGTCTAGTATCCAAATTTAGGGTCAGCTGCCTGAAAACCTGTTCTTTGATCAGCTGAATCAAAGTCAAACAAGTTACTCCTTGGTCTTGTCATTACTCCGTAGCGTAGCGCATCATAAAGGTGATCTTCTGCTTTAGTGTCTACGTCTTCTGGGTTATTTTTGTCAAGAGGAATAGAGGGTAGCTGTGCTATTGTATTAGTGCAGTTGTTAAAGAAAACTATCCTTGGCTTTTCTGTGAAATCATCAACCTGTAATCGTCTGTGTATTTCATTCTTACCTGCGACACGTGAACCTTTTGATCTATCAGATGGACGCCAGTGACATCCTTTCATAATCATTGTCTCTGCTAGGCTTGGCCCTGTGTCTCCCCGTTTGTGCCACAAAGAACTGTCGAGAACACCATACCTTATTTTTTCTGATGATTCAAGTTCTAAAATAGTTTCTGCTAAGTCTGTAGCTAAAACTTTAGATACATATAGTTCCCTATAAACAACTAACTGTTCGTCTGGTGCTATAGCAATCCAAACAACTCCTGTGTAAGATCCGTACCCGTAGTCACATGCCCTAAACCTAGTCCAATTAGAAGGTATGTCATAGGGTTCTATTACGTGAATCTTCCTGTTAAACTCAGAAAAAGCTGCTCCCTCGTTAATATCCCAGTCACCTTCAAGTAGTTGTCTTTTTTGGTGCTCAGGTAGAGAGAGTAGGTTAGCTTCGTACATACCATCGTCTGAAAGGTATGGGTTATCAAACAAAGTAGCAGGAATAAACTTTCTTTTAAAGAGTGGTTCCCCTTCTCTGGTGTGTCCCTTAGGCCAACGAATTACTTCACCTTCTGCATCTGTAGCCCAGTATGAATGACCTGGCTCAGATGGATCAATAAAAGTACGTTTAACCCATTGGTGTCCAGGACCACCTGGGTTACTCGTTGCCCTCATGTAGAGAGGTAACCCTGATGCTTTAGTGGTACGTAATCTTGAGCGCATATATGTCCATGCGTAGCTTGAGTCCCATTGCGTCAACTCATCGAAGCCAATCCAGTTAAAAGCCTGACCTTGGTATCTCATAACGTCATCGTCACGATCTAGGTAAGACATCCATAGTGTAGCTCCACTTGGTGCTATCCATGTCTTGTCCCTCTCCATAAACTTAATTCCAGGTATTGCTCTGGGGTAGAGTTGTTTAGAGACTGAGATAAGTTCTCTTAGTTCTTCAGTACTACGACGAACTAGAAGCATACTAGCATTGGGGTTATTCAGATAGCGAACAGGGTCAGCAACTAAGCTATAGCTCTTTCCACCACCCGCCGCACCGCCATACAAAACCTCTTGTTCAGTAGCACTTAGAAACCTAGTCTGTGGTCCTGCGTTAGGTTGAAAGATAATTTCTTGTGCAACCTCAACATCGAAAGGTGCTGGTTTAACTGTCGCTGGTGTCTTCTTCGACCCAAGGGTTAACGTCTTCCCAGTTTTGTCGTCCTTCAATAGTTCTTGTGGCCCTACCTCCGATACGTTGCTTTTCGATTTTCTCCGCTTTGGCTGCTGCCTCTTTGTACCGCCTGGCATATTGCCTAGAGTTGTTGGACGACCTGCGCCTCTTTTCTTCGATTCGGACACGTTTATATAACCCTACATGTGAGATCTTTCTACCTGACTGCTTGGATAACCAGATGGCTACTTGCCTAACACTGTATTCATTAAGAAAGAGTTTTGCTTTTTCTAGAAGTTCTAGTTCTTCTGGAATTGGAATAAGAAGATCTGGATCATCCTCGTCTTGTTTATATCCAAAGGGTATGTGTCGTCCTATTCGTATGATGGGATACCATTCGCCCATCTCTCCTCTCAAAGGTATCCTCCACTCTACCTTATCTGGATATTCTGCTTTACTTGCTCTTTTACTCATCAGACTCCTTAGAGGGCAGAATAAAGAGAGGTTCTGAGGTCTTCACTTCTACCTTATCTGTTTTAGTAAAGCCTGCACGATCCAAGATGTCTTTAGCTGCAAGCATCTTTTCTTTAACACCTAGGTCTGTTGGATCAGCCATTACACTAAACATAGTATAAGCAGCCTTAGTAGATGATTGTGCAATAAACTTTTTAGTTAGTTCTGCAATCTCATCTATTAAGGAACCTGTTACCGAAGATGCAGACGTACCTTCAGCGTACCCAGAAAGCTTAACTGCTTTAATTGGGTCACCTTGTGCTTCATCAAAAAGAACGTCTAAGAACTTTTGTTGCTTGTCTGTTAACTGACGTACCATACGGCTTTGTCCTTGTCTTTATTTTAGAAATCAGTTTTTAAACTGAACACCCAATGAACGCCTAGGTAATCCTAGTTTGATACGTTCTGTAGGAGACATAGCTTTCCACTGAGGCTTTGTGTAACGTTTAGCACGGGAACGCTCAGCTGCTTTATCACCTTTTAATGCAGATTTAATTTTAGCTTTAGCTGCCCTACCTTTAGGCTCAAGACCTGGAACTCGACTTCCAGCAGCCTTCATATCAGCTATATCTGTATAGCCTTCTTTTACCTGTGCTCCACGCCTTGCTGAACTAGTAGGAGATTCAATATCAGTCCTGCGTTTATTTACTTCTGCAGAACCAGAACCACGTCCACTGCTGGTCTGGACTTGTTTTTTTACAGGTGGTTTTGTGGTAGTTCTATCTTTCAAGTCTTCTGCAAAAACAGCAGCCATAACTTTACCGTCTTTATTTGTATAGTAAAGTGAACCAGCTTTCTTAGCAGCAGAGATAGATGAATACTTCTTAGCTTTTTTCTTTTCTTCTGTAGCAGACTTACCTTTACTCTTTAGCATTCTGTTTAAGTATTTTTGTAATGTTTCTTTAGCCATAACTCTTGTTCCCTACTCACATTCACATTTGTTGCAGGGACAAGCCCTATTAAGTATCGCACATAAAAGACGCTTAAGATATTGTCTCATGTTTTTTTCCTATACGGTTTTACTTTAGCTGCTATTTTCTTAGGTTGAGCTACGTTCTGTTTACCAGCAGCAGTGCCTTTACGTTTTGCCTTAGTTGTAGCAGCATACTCAGAAGAGCTAAGAGACTTGATAGCCTTCTTTGGCAGGTATCTTTCACCAGTAGCTTTGGACCCTTGTGTAGAAGGCTTACCACTCTTAGTAGTCCAATCTTGTTTCGTCCAAGACTTAAGACTTTTCTGAGATTTCTTTAAAGCCATTAAGCTCTTTTAATTCCTGTATTAAGACTGCCACTACTTATTACCATTCCGCCAACATTGTAAGTCATAACCTTACCGCCTTTAGAATAACCTTTTTTCATGCCACCTTTAGCATAACCTTTTTTCTTCATCATGGCTCCGCCTTTAGCCATTCCCTTTTTCTTAGCCATGCCACCCTTATTCATCTTACCTTTGCCATCCATAGCATAGGCAGGTATCATTTGACCTGTTGCAGGACTCTTCTTCATTGGCAATGCACCACCAGCTGCATAACCTTTTTTATTCATCATGGCTCCGCCTTTAGC